TTTCTGCTAAATCCTTGATAAGCGCCCGGTGCGCGCGCTTCTGATTACGACCGTACCGCTTGCTCATTCTGAGTTCCGAGGTAGTTGATATGGTCAAGCAGGAACAACACGACTTCGGGGCTCATGGCCGCGAAGAAATCCGCATTGCGCCACTCATATTCGGCTTTGCCGATCGTGCAGGAATACTGCGGCTTGGCATTCACGAAGCGCATCACTACGCGGTCCGTGCGCACGTCCTTTATGACGGTCTGCGGATAGGCCCAATTCAGGTTCAGGTCGGCGCGGTACGGGCCTTCGGGCCACGCATCGTCCGCCAGCTTGCGCAGCTTTGCGAACAGCGCCTTTGCGTCAACGCGACCTACTTCAGAACCCTTTGCGTGAGCTGCTGCCAGTTGCGCCTTCAGCGTGTCAATGCACTGCGCCTGCGATGCCTCGCGATTGATCGCGTCTTCAGCGAGAACATAGCGGCCGTCGGTCGATGGAATTTCTTCTGCTGCGTCGTATTTGTTGATATCGAGGCGGTCGAACTCGTACGTCACAGTTGATCCTCGGTAATCGGTTCCACGTACATGACACAGAGCTTGTCCGATCCAGCCTTGTAATCGCGGCACAGTTGCGGACGGGTTTCGTAGATGCTGCAGCGGCCTTCCGGCGTCACTTTCGGGCACGTGAAGCGGACCCCTACAAATCCAGCCTCTTTTACGGGGTCAATCTTTTCCATATCGACGCGCAGTGGAATGAACGGCATTCCGTACTGCTCCATCCGGTTTTCTGCCTCGATCTGCCAGTTGTCTGCATCAAACCGCAAGCCACCGCTGCGCCCATTCAGCGCGAAGTCATGGCAGCACGCGCCGGGCTTGGTACAGGTATCGCAAGCACTCATTTAGTTGATCCGATGGATAGAATTTCAGGTAAGTCGTCGACCAACAAAAAATAAACACAATCAACGACTTACCAGCAAAAACATGCAAAAAACGCGGATGTTGTCGCCCTGCCTTATTTCTTGGTCAGAACGATGTACACGCCGTCCGGCTTGCTTTCCGTGCCGATATTGAATGCGTCCGCCTTGATCCGGCGCGTCTTCAGCTCGTCATTCACGGCCGTTACCAGTTGCTCGCGCGCCTGCGCTTCCAAGCGGTTCAGCGTGTCAATCGCCTCGCCGATCCCGCGCGCATTCATGAGGACACTGCGCGCCTGCTGGATCGCCGACAACGAGCCCGTCAGGCTGGCCGTGGTTGTCTTTTTGACCGGGTGAAACGTCTTCTCGATCTGCGCGACCGCAGGGACCTTGCGGCGCTGCGCGCGGTTTGCCGTTGCCGGGATTGCGGCGATAGCCTTCAGTGCCTTACCCAGTTCGGGCGACGGCTTCACTGCGCGCTTCGGCGCGACCTTCGGCTTCGCTACCGCGACAGGTGCGGGCGTGGCGACCGCTGCGACTTTCTTCTTCATTTACCGTTCCTCGTGGTGGTTGGTTTTGGCTCGTGCTGCTTGCACGTGGCCTGCGTTACTACTGCGAATCCGCCGATTCCGCATCGGAAGTTAGAGCGAGAGGGAATCGACTCGTACTGGTTGTAGGGCCGCGATCCGGTCTCGTACTTCAGGTCGAATTCCAGCTTTGCGCATGTCCCGCATGTCCCGGCGCGCAGAACGTATCCCTGCTCTGCCCTGGCGATGCGTCTCAGTTCAAAAACCTCATCCATTTACAAATTCCCTTTACGTACAAGCCGTTTGACTCTGCTTCAGGCGAAGAATTCTAACGCATTGCGTGATAAGTGCAACCAGAAAATGCGTTAGACGCAGATTATTTTCGGTGTGTCGTGACGCGACCATAGGGGAAATTTTGGGGAACTCGATGACCAACAAAGCCGCAAGCGTGGCGTTCGACGCGGATGCGCCTGAGCCAGAGCGCACTGAGGCGCTGGGCGAACTGCAGAAATCGCATATGCCGTCGCAATCCGATTTGCTGCCGAACGATGTCGTGCGCGCAATCATGACGGTCGCAGAAGCGCAGTACGAGGACGACATGCTGAAGTCGATCTCGGACAACCCCGTGCCGTTCCCGTCCACCGCGAACCGGCTGAATAAGCCCGGGATGAAGTCCGTCATTCTCGACAAGTGGCAGGTCAACGTGAACGGCGACTGGTGGGATCGCCCGGGCGGCATTCCGTTCGACGGCCTGCGCATGATGGTGCAGCAGACCCCGGTGCTCAACGCGGTGATCATGACTCGCCAGCGCCAGGTGCAGCGCTTCTGCCGGGTCGCCGAGAAGGGCAACGATATGCCCGGCTTCGAGATCCGCCATATCGATCGCGGCCACCAGTTGACCGCCCCGGAAGGGAAGTCGATCGCGCTGCTCAATCGCTTCATCCAGAACTGCGGCTGGGAATTCAAGCCCCGGCTGCGCAAGTCGCTGCACCGCGATTCGTTCGCTCAGTTCATGTCCAAGTCCGTCCGCGACTCGCTGGTCATGGACTCCGCGCCTATCGAGCTGGAGTGGAAGAACGACAAGACGAAGGGAATCGACGGCTTCTACGCCGTGGATGGCGCGACGATCCGGCTGTGCACTGAGGACGGGTACAACGGCGACGACGAGATTTTCGCGCTGCAGGTCGTGGAAGGGATGATTACGACCGCCTACACGCACGAGGATCTGATCTACGAGCCGCGTAATCCGCGCACGGACGTGAGCGCTGCCGGTTACGGCATCTCCGAGACGGAACTGCTGATTCGCGTCGTGACTGGCTACATCAACGCCATGTCATACAACATCAAAGGCTTCGACTCGAACTCGATCCCGAAGGGGATGCTGCACCTGTCCGGGCAGTACGACGACGGCGATATCAAGGCATTCCGCCGCTACTGGAACGCGATGGTGAAGGGCGTACAGAACGCCTGGAACCTTCCGATCATGGTCTCGAAGGACCAGGAATCGAAGGCCGTGTTCGAGAAGTTCGGCGTCGAATTCAACGAGATGTACTTCAGCAAGTGGATGACGTTTCTCACGTCAATCATCTGCGCGATCTACGGCATGTCGCCGTCGGAAATCAACTTCGATAGTTTCAGCGGCGGCAATTCGTCCCCGCTGTCCGGCTCGGATACCAGCGAGAAGCTGGCCGCCTCGAAGGACTCTGGCCTGCGCCCGCTGCTCGCCACGTACGAGAACACGCTCACGGACTTCATCGTCGCTGAGTTCTCGGACAACTTCTGTTTCCGCTTTACCGGTCTCGATCCAGAAGACCGCCAGGTAAAGAACGAGATGCGCAAGCTCGTCTCGACCGTCAACGAGATCCGCGCCGAGGAAGGCAAGCAAAAGCTCGAAGGTCCGCTCGGCGACGCGCCGGTCAATTCGTCTCTCATTCAGCCGTGGATGGTCATTAACGGCATCGGCCAGCAGCAGGAAGGCGACGAAGGCGGCGAAGGCGACCAGGGCGGTAAGGGTGGCGGCGGTGCTTCGGGTGGGAAGGACAAAACAGACCCGACTCCGGACGCAGACGCGGTTCCCGGCGATGACATGAATTTCGGCGACGGTGACGCGCCGGTTGACTTCGGTAAGGCATTCGGCCTTCCGCCCGTATTCAATTTTGAGGAGCTAATGGGATGACGACCCCGATCTTTATCAAGGCGCTGAAGAAGCCCGACCCGAAGAAGAAGCCTGCGCAGAAGGGCGAGCCGACGAAGGGGCCGTTCAAGGATCTGCTTGCGCGCCTCGCCGAGCACAACCCGGGCGGCGCAAAGAACGAGCAGACCGTGAAGAAAGGCCATCACGTGTCGTTCAAGGCGGGTTCGTTCTGCGGCGAAGGGAAGGTTACGACGACTGGCCCGGATGGTCTGACGTGCGAAGACGAGACCGGCCGCCCGCACCGCGTCCACTGGCATGAAGTGACCGGCCACCAAACTGAAAAGCCGAAAAAGAATGCAGGAAAGTGACGGCACGCCCCTCCATAAGGGGCTTCTGTTCAACCTCGGCGGCCTGTCGTGCGAATGCACTGAGGACGTGCTTGAGGTCATGGCGAAGGCGCTTTCCGGCGAGAACGGCGAGAAGCCTGAGATTTGGGCGAAGCACGAGAGCCCGTACGTCCAATCGCTGATCGAACTGTTCTCCTCGCGCGGGCTGATGCGCCTTGACAAGGTGAAAGAGCAGCTCGACGCGTGGATGGCGAATAAGAACTTCGTCGGCGGCAAGACGTTCGCAAAGCCGCGCTTCGGCCCGACCCCGCACGAACTCAATCTCATTGAGCTTTACCTCGAAGCGATCCCGTCCGAACAGTTCGGGATTGACGACTGGGCGTTGCTGATTGACTACCTCGTCGCGAAGTACATGCCCGCCGATTCTCTCAGCACTGAGGCTGAATGGCTCGCTGTGCGGTCCGTGTTCATGGGGAAGGTGCAGGCCAGCA